GAGGCATCGCCGAGGGTGGTGTTTCCGGTGACATTAAATGTACCGTCAACAGTCAACTTGCTAGTTGGAGAAGTCGTACCAATCCCTATGTCACCCGCTGACGTAGCGCGAAGCCGGTTGACGCCACCAGTAACTATTGCGATCGCATCTGCGCTAGGGAAATAAAGACCGGTGTTGGTATCCCCAATGTTCGTAATGGAAGGCGACGCCGCCAAGCCGTCAGCAAACTCTGCCGTTCCAGAAACGCTAAGGTCTACAAAGTTGCCATCAGCGCCGCCTTCAACCCGTTGCCATACGGAACCGTTGAATACCGCCCAATCACCCACTCCCCAGTTGGTAATACCGTCAAGATTGGTACTACCGGCAACCGATACAACGTAGTATTCACCCTGAACACCCACTCCGGATGTCAGCGTAGGGGTGTTGGTAAAAGCATCCCAGGTACCTTGATATTTCAAAGCCCCCAAGGTAGCCGCATCAACTTGCAGGTATTGCTCTATGCCTCTCATTACATGGCTCCTTCAACGGGGGGTTCGCCCATCAATTGTTGTGTTTGGATTTCGGGCATCATGTTGCCCACGGAAAGATCACCGCTCTCCAAGGCCGCAAACAGCGTACCCTGTACAATGTCCTGAATCTGCTCCGGCGTCATGCCGCTAGATACCGCAGAGATCCGCTTGGTCTCTGCATCGTACTCTTTGATCTTGAGTTCCTGGGCTTCCATGCTCTGGTTGACGTTCCTGAGCATCGACGCCATTTGTTCCATCTGCTGGCCCATCTGCTGGATCTGCTGTTCAGCAGCTTGCAGTGCTGGCGGCTTGTCATCATCCGAGACAATCATTGGATCAATGGTCTTCTCAAACCGCTTGGCCATTTCCTGAGCGCCCGGCCAATCCATGTTCTTGACAAACAGATCCCCTGCCACAGCCCACAGTTGCGGGTTGCCTTGCAGCAGTTGCGCCATGCTCTCCAAGGCCTCTTGGCGCTTGGTCATGTAGTTGGGGCCAGTGGTCACGACAACATCGTACTTGCCCACGGAGGGGTTGTAGATCTTCTCAATGACAGCACCGGTCTGCATGTCCATGATCTTACGCACCGGCTCTTGCTGAGTCGGGTCGATCTTCGCCATGCTGGTATCGCCGTCAACCCCGATGATCCGAGCAACCCGTTGGGTGTCGTAATACTTGGGGATCAGGTCGATGATGATGCGGGTAACATGCCGGATGGCCCGAGCAAGGTTATCCACAAAGTGATAGGTGCCGGTATCTGCTTGCCTTTCGCGGGCGAGGATAGCCTTCCCGGAACGCTCATTACCGGCCATGCCTAAAGAGGCATCATATTGGCCTGTGGTGGCCTTTATATCGTCAGAAGCACCCATTTTAGCCTGAATCAGGCCAGTTTGTGGCATGGGTGGCATAGCACGTTGGGGCAGAGGCAACATACCGCCCTGGGCATCGGTGACATCAGGGTTCACCTCCAGGTACGGCCAGTTGTTGGTATTTGCGGTCTTCCACTGGTATTCATACCCTTCAAACTGACCGCCGTACCCAATAAACGGTGCTTTAGGTGCCAACGCCAACATTTCGGTCTCTTGCGAAACCCAATAGTTGTACATCCGTTGGGCGTCCTTGGCATTTCGCACAATGCCAGACACATACAGCTTACCGTCTACCTCAAACTCATTGCCCACCACCCGTACTACGGGGATGTGCTTACCAGCCCAGTCTTGCGGGCCTTCCAAGAACTCAAACCCGTTGGTCTTGCCCCACTTCACCATCCGGCGGGCAGATTCACGGGTACGGATGGGCTTCAACCCCATCGCTTCAATGCGCTTGGCCTCGGGAGAGCCTGCAAACGCCGTGATGTTGTTGGGATACAGGTTCAGGGTGGCCTTCTTGTACTCAATCCAGAAGTACTCAGCAATCCGAACCATATCCTCATTGATCCAGTCCGAAATAGACGGATCGCCCACCCCTTGGGCCATGATCGACGTAATGGGCGCTGCATCAGGGTACAGACGCTCATACTCAGCCTTGGTGATGTCTTGAGTAATCAAGCACCACTGGGCATCAGCACCACAAGGGTCTTGAATCGTGGGGTCCATGTAGACCGAAAAGCTGTTTCTGATCCGGCCAATTTTGATGTCCTGATCAAAGCTAGTCTCATCAATGTATTCGGTCAGAACTCGGATGTAGCCCTCACCATACGTTACCTGATTCTCGCAGGCAGTGTCATAGGCCACGTCAGCGTCACTGATGTACTCAATGTGGCGCACAATTCCGTTCAGGATCTCGGCCACCTCAAGGTCAGCCTGGTCGTTGGCAGGGATAACCTTGCCTGACGGACGGTGCTGGCGCTGATCGTTGGTGACCTGACGAACGTGTTGGGGCAACTTGTTGATGGTCAGACAGGGACGGGCGTTGATGGTCTGCCCCTGCACTGCGCCACGGGTTTGAAGCACGTCAGCCGGCCACTGCCACTGATTGTCCGGTGAGCCAGCATAGAACCGGAGGTCGTCCAGTTCATCCTCACGGCTTTCGGAGAACGCAGCAATAGCCACCGTCAGGCGATGCCGCATGGTGGACAGAACATTCTCGCTGCTCTGCTTCTCTTTGCCCCCGTTGGAGACTCTGCCTGCGGTCTGTATGCCTGATTGGTCAGCCATTTACTTGCTCTTCCCTTTAGGGGCTGCTTTTTTGCCTTCTGCCTTGCGCTTTACCGAATAGGCAATCGCCACGGCCTGCTTGATAGGCTTTCCGGCCTCTTTTTCAGCCTTCACGTTCTCTCGGAAGGCCTTTTTGCTAGGCGATTTGATTAACGGCATGACTTTTTACCCGATTTCTTAGCAGTCTTGGCCGATTCTTTAAAGGCCTTGTCGGTGGGGGCACCTTTCGCACCCGGCTTCCGCATCTTTTCACCGGAACCTGCCTTGATTCGCTCTTTTTTGGCGTTGATGTTTGCGTACAAACCGGGTTTACTTGCCACGTTTCTTGTCTCCAAAGAAAGGCTTAGCCTTATTGAACATCTTTGTGTCCCGCTCCATGATCTCATGCATACGCTTTTCAGCCGCCAATGCCGTCTCAACGTCATCGTAGGTCGGAAAGTCAATGTTTGACCGCATGGCAAACCTGATCGCATCCCTCGGGCTGCGAATGTCGCCACCCCAGTAGGTAGGGATGATCATGGTTCCCTTGCCTGTCTTGGGGTTATCAACCACAGAACCGTAAAACGTCGTAATCCCACCGCCTGGCTGACGCAAGAAGGTGTTGTTGATCAGGTTAGCACGATGGTAGTTCAGTGCTGCCTGTTCTTGCGGGGTGAACTGTGAAATGTCTTCAAAGTCCATCTAGCATTTCCACCTTTTACGGGCTTGTCGGAGTCTGGAATTGGGGTCTTTGGCCGCTTCAGGGTGCTGTTTCATCTGCCCCGCCGACCTTGCACAGTAACTCTTGCGGCGCTCAGCACGTTTCCCCGTAGGGTTGTCCTCAGTCACCGCTGTTTGAAGTTTAGAGCCAGGGTTAGCCTTTTTGTAGGCCTCAACCCCTTTCTTGGTCATGCCAGCGCCTTCCTTGGTAGGACGGTAGTTGGCACCTTTGCCCTTGGTGGTCTTGGGAATCGGCTTGTCGTGTTTTTTCTCAGCCATTTAACAACCCATCCAGTTTTCAACATGGTGGGCTTAACAGCCCATCCAGTTAGTCGCTATCCCACCACTGCCCTTATGATTGGATGATACCCGGCGGCTTTCAGGCTCTTTGGACTTCCGTGATGCTACGGGGAAGGCAAAGGTGACGGCCAAGGCATCAGCCGCATCAGGAGAAGCCAACCCACGGGCTTTCATTTCCTTCTTCCCCTCAAGGAAGATAGTCCCCGCACTGTTAGGCTTTTCCATCGGGCCGGTCAGGTCAGCCTTTAGCTGCCTGTCTGCTGGAATACTAGCAGACCTTAGCCATTCACGCATCTGGCCCCACATTTCTGCCCTTTTATTCCCCCAAGACACCTGATTCTTGGCCTTCCAACCAAAGTTCACCCCCCGAACCTTGTACCGCTGCTCAACCAGGCGATCCAAAATCCCGTACCCAAGGCCTCCTTCATCTATAACAGTCAGCACCGGGTGGTATTCCTCTATCGCATCTATCACCCGGCCAACGATGGTCATGGTGTCCTCGCCCTGGTAGCGCAGAAGCTTGACCAGATCCCTGCCTTTCCTGACCGCTATAACCGTCTTATCAAGGCCGCCGCGAGCAGGGTCAACACCGATAACGACAGGAGCATCAGGATCATTCCATGCAGGTCGCTTGGCTGCTTCATCGACGAGTACTGGGCTGATAAACTGACCATCGCCAGCAGCAGGGAACTCACCATACACCTCTACCCTCGCTTCCCGAGAGTCCTCCCCGTATTCCTCTATGATCTGCTGGTAGGTGTTCTTATCGGTGTTCTCCACCGTCCGGGCATCCACCTGCCGGCCAATCCAGAAGTCCCGTTTGCTGTTGAAGCACTCAAAGAAGTACCCCTGATTGCGTCGGGGGTTGGAAAACGCCATCCAGTAACGGTCAAGGATGTTCTCAGTGAAGAAGCCTGCCGCTACCGACCATATGGCATCGGGTATACCGCTGGCTTCATCGAATATCACCATCATGCCGTCATGGTTGTGCGCTCCGGCATAGCCATCAGGGTTCTCTTCCGACCACAACTTGCCATCCGCAGACCAGTAGCGGGTACCCTTTTTCAGATCCCGCTCCACCAGTTCACACAACCACTGAGCCGGCATCAGACGGGTAGCCGAGATCTCCCACCAATGGCTATTGATCAGCATGGCCGTCCACTTGTTCAATTCACCCCAGGTCACATGCCGCAACTGGGCCTCTGAGTTAGCACTTACAATCACCGTGGCCCCGATACGGGTACTCATCATCCACAGGATCAACCAGCTAACCAGCGCAGACTTCCCGATACCCCGACCAGACGACACGGCCTCCCTAAAGGTAGTCATGTCTACCTTGCCCTGGTTCTCCTTTATATGGGTGGATATGTCCTTCAACACCTTCCGCTGCCATTCCCTCGGCCCCTTGTACTTTTCCAACGGGGTGTTTGGCTGTCCCCAAGGAAAGGCCATCATCACAAAGGCCTCCGGATCATCAGCTATCCTGGGCGACCAAAGGGTAGCCATCAGCTTCTGTTCATCAGAGGCGCTATACCGTGGCTTTTGCATTAATCATCCACCTCTTCGCCATGACCTTCAATCCAATCCTCAACCCGCTGTTGGGCTTGTTCCAAGGCAGCCGTAATAGATATGTTGGTGGTGATCTCCACCTGTGTCTTTTCCTGCCAGCCAGCCCTGGTCTTCAACCAAAACATCATGGCCTTCACGTCCCCATCCATACCGGTCTGGTACAGCGTCCTAGCCATCGCAAGGTTCTTGTCGGTCAGGGACTTGTTCAACAAGTCGGGGTAATGTCGCTTTAGGGTAGCCTCGGCTATCCCAAGGTAGACAGCGATATCCTTTTCCGGCGTACCTATGGAGGCCAAGGCCTCTACCTTTGCCGCATCCTCATCGGTCGGCAGGTAATGGTTAGCCTTAACGGGGGCAAGCTTCTTGGGCTTCTTCTTATGGACAGTGGCAGGCCGGTACCCTTCCAACCCAAGGCCATCAAGAGAGATCTTTTTCATACTGCCCCCTCACGTTGTTCCACAGAAAGTAAACCAGCAACACCATCCCGACCGAGGTCACCAGAACCGTCAACGTCAAAACATCGAGGATTTTTAGCAAGGCGCTTCCCAATCTCAAAGAGCGCCATCCGTTCCTTAATGTCATCCCATGTCCCCACTGCAAAGTACTTGGGGTTCACCCAATAGATCGGCCCGGTCTCCCCAGGCATCTTACAAAGCACATCCTCATTGAGCATCTGCGACACATAGTTAAACACCGTCTTGACCGACAGACCGGTCTTCTCGGCAATCTGATCCCGTTGCCGCTTCCTCAACACAATCTCCCCATCCCTACCACAGAAGCTTAACAGGTAAAAAAACACCGCAGCCTTGCCACTGAAGAACTGAGCCAGATACGAACCAGCCTCAAAGTAGAACTTCCCATACGCCGGCTCCTTATCCTTTCCTGTCCCACCCTTGGGTATAGACGCCAGCACAACACCAGTCTCCTCATGCACCACATGAAGCGTCTTGTCAGCATCAAACCGATAGCTGTACCTCATTACTAAACCCCAATAATTAGACGTCTTAGATAAACATTATACCAAATACGGAGAAGATCTTCCCTATATACGGGATAGATTCCCTACATTTGGGAGAAAACCTGTACAAATAATGATCTATGTGTACACATGTACCTAACAACATCAATCACTTACAAGAAACCTATTTAACATAATCTGTAAGTTGCCTTATTTACTATCTAGTCTTCATCTTGAAGATAAACAGTAGACAAACGCTTAGATGAACCAAGCCAGAGGCTGGTTTTCATTTTAAAAAAAATTCTGTCAGGGGGGTGTACAAGTACATACCCCTCCCACTCTCGGGCCCCACCCACCCCGTCTTAGACGCGCGTCCAGGTTGACGGGCCGCTACCAGGGTGAGGCAGGAGGGAGGGAGAGGGTAGAGTGAGGGAGGGAGTCGTGCTGCTATATATAGATAGTGAGAGGGAGGGACCATATCGTGTGG